GTTAAAACTACCTCGTATGTATGAACTGGGTTATTCAAATAATAATTGTATAGGTTGTGTTAAGGGTGGTATGGGTTATTGGAACGCTATAAGAAAAGATTTTCCAAAACACTTTAACAAAATGGCAAAGCTAGAAAGAGAAATAGGACATTCAGTAAACAAAGATAAGGAAGGTGCAGTATACCTTGATGAACTAGACCCTAACAGGGGTAACTTCAAACGAGATTTACCAACAGACTGTGGGTTCACCTGTGAATGGGAACAAGTTAATACGGACTTAGTGTAATGCAACTACTAACTTTATTGTTGTTGTCTTTTTTACAGAGTGTAACATTCACTATGTCATCAAGAGCAAGGAACAGGAGTAATTATAAGTACAATTTATTTTGTACTGTAGTTAGTAACTCAGTGTGGTTCTTAACACTTAGGGAAGTAGTATTAGACCCTTCGTTAATACTGCTAGTGCCTTATGTAGTTGGGGCTGGGTTAGGTACTTTACTAGGTACAAAAGTATCAATGATAATAGAAAATAAAATTGGAGCAAAAGCTGATGAAGATATGCGTGATACCAGATACACAGGTTAAGCCTGATGTACCACTAGACCACTTGCTGTATGCAGGTAGGTACATAGCATCTAAGAAACCAGATGTCATTGTAATGATAGGTGATTGGTGGGATATGGAATCTCTCTGTTCATACGATAAAGGCAAGGCATCTTTTGAAGGTAGGAGATATAAGAAGGACATAGATGCAGGTAACTTAGCTATGGACTTGTTCTTACAACCTATCAAAACAGAGCGTGAAAGACTAAAGGTAAACAAGAAGAAGCAGTGGAAGCCTAGAATGGTATTTACCATTGGTAACCATGAGCAAAGAATTGAAAGAGCCATAGAAGATAACGCTATGCTAGAAGATACTATAGGATACCATGACCTTAACCTAGATGATTGGGAAGTAGCTGACTTTTTACAGCCTGTTATAATAGAAGGTGTAGCTTTCTCTCATTACTTTACTACTGGTGTTATGGGTAGACCTGTGACCAGTGCTAGGGCTATGCTCACTAAGAAGATGATGAGTTGTGTGATGGGTCATGTACAAGATAGGGATATAGCATATGGTAAACGAGCAGACAACGCTAGACTTACAGGATTGTTTGCTGGTATGTACACACAGCATGATGAAGCATACTTAGGCAATCAAGGTAATGGTAGTTGGAAAGGTATCTGGTTATTAAACGAAGTAGAAAATGGTAGCTTTGATGAGTTACCTGTATCACTAAACTATTTGAGAGGTAAATATGGAAATTGATTATAGCAAACTTAATAGAACCGAAAGAGTAATTAAATATCTACAAGAGAATGGAAGTATAGAGCCTATACAAGCATGGAAAGATTTAGGTATATACAGACTAAGTGCTTGTATTTTAGAACTAAGAAAAAGTGGTTGCAATATAATTACAAAAAGAAAAAACAGTTTAAATAGGTTTGGAGAGTCTTGTAAATTTGCTTGTTATGTTTTAAAACCTAACGAGGTAAATTAAGATGAATAAGATGGTTAAAGGTGTTAGTAGTTTTCAGTGGGGTGGCGACCATTATAGGAAACTGCCTATCCAAGTATGGGATTTTATTGCTGCTAATAAACTAGATTATTTTCAAGGTAATATAATTAAGTATGTATCTAGGTACAAAGATAAAAATGGTTTAGAAGATTTAAAAAAAGCTAGACATTATATAGATAAAATCATTGAGAACGATTACACGAGGACTGTGCCATGCCCACCACAAAAGGAAGCTGGTCAAGAGTAAAAGATAAGACACGATTTGACAATAACTACGATAAAATATTTGGAGTAAAAGATGAACCAGTACCAACAGTACATAGCCCTGTCAAGATACGCAAGATGGATACCAGAACTAAACAGAAGGGAAACTTGGAAAGAAACAGTTGATAGATATATGACTAATGTTGTATCTGATAAGGTAAGTAAAGATACTTACAAGCAACTAGAAGATGCAATCTATAACCTCAATGTCATGCCAAGTATGAGGGCAATGATGACTGCTGGTCAAGCTATGGAACGAGATAACACTTGTGCTTACAACTGTAGCTACTTAGCAGTAGATGACCCTAAGTGCTTTGATGAAGCAATGTTTATCTTATTGTGTGGCACTGGTGTTGGTTTTAGTGTTGAGCGTCAGTACATTAGTAAGCTACCAGAAGTCCCTGATGAGCTGTACAAGAGCGATACTACTATAGTAGTTAGTGATAGTAAGGAAGGTTGGGCTAAAGCCCTTAGACAGCTAATCTCGCTGTTGTATGCAGGTGAAATACCAAAATGGGATACACACAAGGTACGACCTGCTGGTGCTAAGTTAAAAACATTTGGTGGTAGGGCATCAGGTGCTGAACCATTAGAGGATTTGTTTAGATTTACTTGTGAAACATTTGTAGCAGCAAAAGGTAGGAAGCTATCTAGTATTCAATCCCATGACTTGATGTGTAAGATTGGAGAAGTAGTAGTAGTAGGTGGTGTTCGTAGGTCAGCAATGATTTCTCTATCTAATCTATCTGATGATAGGATGCGTCATGCTAAGTCAGGTGATTGGTTTGTCTTAAACCCACAACGAGCTTTGTCTAATAACTCTGTATCGTACACAGAGAAACCAGATATGGAAACCTTCCTCCGTGAGTGGACTGCTCTTGTAGAGTCTAAGTCTGGTGAGCGTGGTATTTTCTCTCGTGTTGCATCTAAGAAGCAAGCAGCTAAGAATGGTAGACGAGAGGTTGACCATGAGTTTGGTACTAATCCTTGCAGCGAAATAGTATTACGACCAAACGAGTTTTGTAATTTAACAGAGGTTGTAGTTAGAAATGATGATGACCTTGATACCTTAACTAACAAGACAAGACTAGCAACTATTTTAGGTACTATACAGGCTACCTATACTAAGTTCCCTTACCTAAGAAAGATATGGCAACGAAACACAGAAGAAGAAAGGTTGCTTGGTGTTAGTATGACAGGGATTATGGATAACAAGTTAGTATCTACAGGTAAAGATGCTAAAGAAATATTGGAGCAACTAAGAGATGTTTCTATACAAACTAATAAAGAGTTTAGTAAAAGATTGGGGATTCCACAATCTGCTGCTATTACTTGTGTTAAGCCCTCTGGTACTGTTAGCCAACTCGTTGATGCTAGTAGCGGGATTCATACTAGACATAGCCAGTTTTATATACGTACGGTTAGAGGTGACAACAAAGACCCCCTCACAAGATTCTTAATGGATAGTGGTGTACCAGCAGAACCTTGTGTTATGAAGCCAGATACTACTACTGTGTTTAGCTTCCCTACTAAAGCACCTAAAGGAGCTGTGACTAGAGATGACTTAAACGCTATTGAGCAACTAGAAATATGGTTGATGTATCAAAGACACTGGTGTGAACACAAGCCCTCAGTTACTATTACTGTAAGAGAACACGAGTGGTTAGAGGTAGGAGCATGGGTGTTTAAAAACTTTGATGAGATGAGTGGTGTATCATTCTTACCACACAGTGACCACTCTTATAAGCAAGCACCTTACCAAGAGATAGAGCAAGACGAATACAAAGAGCTTAGTAAGTTAATGCCTAAAAATATAGATTGGAATAAACTATCTGAGTATGAACTAGAAGATACTACTGTTGGTTCACAAACTTTAGCCTGTTCAGGTGATAGCTGTGAGATTGTAGATATAGGAGCATAAAGAAAGGGGGCAATTAAGCCCCCTCTTTTTCTAGTAGCTTGGTTTTCTTACTCTTTTCTTTTTCATTAAGCACTCCTTTTGGCTTTTAGTTTAGCGGTTTTACTTAAATCTTTAAGGTGGTACAGCTTTACACTAGATGCAGTATGTTTAGTACCACTATGTAAATCACCATTAGGCATCTTATGAGAGCCACCTGTGTGTAAAGTACCATTCCTTTTATAATGCTTAACACCCTTCATACTGTTCTCTTCTTCTTTTTAGGAAATCCAGCTTTCATATTTTTATAAGCACTAGCTGACACTGTTGACTTGCTTTTAGGTCTGCTTATACCTTTCTTTTTTCTTGCGTTAATATTAGCGTACAATCCTTTAGTCATATAAACTCCTTATTTTACCATTGATGTATGCAGTTAGCTATAATAGCTATACAAGTTGCCATGTTCAACAGAACCCAAGAAGTTCTAATCCATGCAACCTTGTCTGCTTTCTTGTTATCCTTAAAGGCTTTTTGACCTAAAGCATTACACCACAGCTTCCACCAGTCATTCACCACTTAACTTTATTAGCCCAGTACGCTGCTGAACACTTACCTTTGGCTATGTTTTTACCATGCCTGGCTTTAAAAGATTTACGTTTAGCTTTCATCTTAGCAGACTCACCAGCTTTAGGCTTACCAGCAGTACTAGCACCTTGTTGCCCAAACCTAATAGTCTTAGGCTTACCATCACACATAGCTACAACTACATGAGATTTAGTAGGGTGGTTAGGTGTACGCTTTGGCTTGTTATAACCTGATACACCTATGCGTTTTAAGATAGAATCTTTAGGCATTACCTATTGCTCCTGCTTCTTACTTCTTTTCTAACTGATGATGTTATTATACCTAATCTTTTATATCTTTGTATTTCTTCTGGTGTAGACCTCATAATTAAATCTGCTCTATCTTCAACAGACATATTTTTTATTAATCCTTCTTGACCAGTTACATCTAACTTTTCATTTTTTCTAAGTTGTTTTGCGTATCGTACTAGCTTGTCATACTTAACTGGGTTTTCTTTTCTTAAAGGTCTTAGTTCTCTTCTTACCTGGTAGTAGTCTTTACCACCATAGTTTTCTTCATATTCTTCAGAAATAGATTTTGTAAGATCATATTTAATATCATTAGACCTACCATTTAGTATTGCCAATATATCTCTGGAGCTTAATCCAGACTTTTTAAATATAGATATTCTTTCATCTTCATCAAACCCTAGTGTTTCTAAACTTTTATTTTTTCTAATTAAGTTTGCAAAACTAGCTTTTCTACTTTCGTTTGTTTGATTAAACAAATTAATCCTTTCTTGTTGTGACATATTAGGATTGCTTTGTATTGCTCTTTTATAAGGTGTTGCGTTCTGTCTAAGCCTAGCAACCACATCTCTTGTGTTACCAACAGCTTGTCTTGTCCAATCATTCTTTTGAACCCTTACACCAACCTGTCTTAATCCAAGTTCTTTTGGTGTATACCTAGCATCTTCACCCCTTTTAAATATATCTATGCCTTTTTCAATTTCTCTTTGTGCGCCACTTTTAAGTATTTGTTTAGCAATATAAGAAGTTCTATCATAGGCATTTTTATACCACTCTTCATTAGTAGCAATTAGTTGACCATACTCATCTTCATTAAATACGGATTGTGCAATAGCTACAGAAGGAAAGTTACCCCCTCCTAATAAGTTATTAGTTAAAAAATCACCAAGAGTATCCATAGGTTTATCAGCAAAACCAACACGAACAGCCTCTGAAACCATTTGATGTGGTACTAGGTAAGATGGGTTTATAGAAGAAGCAGTTTTGTTTTCAAAGTCAACATTAAAATAAGATTTTTGTTTTCCTTTCTCGTATGATCTTGATACAACATCATCTAGTGCGGCTTCCATATCTGGACTAATACCTTCTTCTTGGTTTAAATAGCTTATAGTTCCAGCAGTACCACCTACTACTGTTGTTAAAGCACCTAAACGAAGTAGTCCTTCTTGCCTCATTTTAGTTAAATCAGCATTTGTTAAATCAATATCTAAGTTTCTACCAAAAGTACCTCGTATCATTTGACCAGCATACTTAGCTTGAAAATACATATTTCTACTAAACTCAGCAGTAAAAGCAACGAAAGGTGGTAAGCCACCTAGCCTACTTAGTGTTCTAATAAATTGAGAGATTTTATCGTAGTTTTGAAAAGTATCATTAGTTAGTTTTGCTGCTGCTAGTTTAAGATCATCACCCCTTAAATCAGGAAATATTTTACCTAAACGTTCTTGGTTTTTAGACCAAACAGAAAACCTAGCAGCAATATCACTAGCTTGATATGCTTTAGCAAAGGGTTCTATACCTTTGTTTATTTTTTCAGTAAACGAACCTTTTTCTATACTACTTCTTAAATCACCAATATCAACATTACCAGAAGCAAGCCCATATTTTTTTAAGTCACTTACTAAGTTTAAATAAGCTTCGTTACTTTCAGCAGTTTTACCAGTAGCTATTCCTCTGATACTATCGTACTCTGCTAGAGCAGCTCTTAGACCTTTAAGTGAGCTTTTAGAAAACGGGTTCATACCCATACCTAACATAGTAGTCATTGCACCATAGGCATTAACTGCATAAGAGGGTGGGTTAAAAATAACTTTAGCTGCTTTAGAAACACCTATTGAAGCGTTGTAAGCCTCTGCTACATTCTTCATAAGAATATCTGTGCTTCTTTCTTGTTGTTTCATTATGTAGCTTGCATCTAAAGCTTGTTGTACTTCTCTTGGAACTTTTAGTTGTTCGTTTTCTAATTTTAAATTATTAACATCTCGTTTAAGTTTTAATATTTGATACATTGATTGTTCATTTGGAGATATATCTTTTGCTCTTTTTGCTAAACCTGTTTGTAAAAGAGCGTTCATAATATTAATATCAGAAGTAGTATCAGAAACAAGGGTTGATACTTTATTTAAAGTTCCTCTTATTCTTTCAACTGGTGACGTAATAGGTTTTAAAAATTCTTCTAACTCTGGACTTAAATCTTTTCTATTTTTTAATATACCATAAGAAACATTACCACTAGGTTGTGATGAATTTTGTGCTTTATTAGCAGATATTTCAAGTAGTTCATCAACATCATTAGTGGCTTCTCTTAATACTTTAGCATCTAATTTTTTAATATTAGGGTTTTTTATACCAGCTTTTTTTTTCTTTTGTAGTTGTTTTACTTTTTTGCCAGCAGCTATTGATTTAATAGTTCTATCAATTTGTTCTGTGGTTGGTACATAATCAGGATTAGAAAATAGTTCATATTCTTTTGTTAAGTAAGCATCATTATCTTTAATTTTTTGTGATGTCTGTTTTCTTTCTTTATCACTCAACCCTTTTACTTTATAAGCGTCAAGATAACTTGTTAATTCAATTTGCATTTCTTTAAGTTCAGAATCAAACTTGCGTAAAGCCCCTGCTATTTTGGGAACTTCTTTAAGTCTATCTGTCATAACTCTTTTAGGGTCACCTAAATAATCATCAATATGTTTTTCTATAGCTGGGTCTTTTTTAATAGCTGTGTTTAGTGTAGTAGCTATTTTAGTAGAAATATCTTTTCTTGCCAGGTCTATATTTTTAGAATAAAAAACTGCATCTGTTGTTTTTCTACCTAAGAATGTGCTAGGAAGAAATTGGCTTTTTAAATTTTCCCAAGATGTAGGTTGTTGCATAGCATTAATTCTATTTACCATATCTACTTGAGCTTTTGTGTACACACCAAGTTTTACTTTTTCAGCAATTTTATTTGCTGCAACCAATCCGTTCTTACCTTTAACTGGACTAGCTAGTGCTATATCAGCAGGAGATATTTCTCCTTTAGCAACCATCTCATCTATTTCATCTGGTGTTTTTCCAGCCATTTTTTGAAAAACTTTTTTTGTCTTTCTTGCATCAGATATGTTCTTAACACCTAAACCTGCACGACCAATAGCACCACCCAAGACACCACCACCAGCAGCCATAATAAATACATCTTCTAGTTCAACATCACCTTCATCAATAATTTGAGTACCAACAGATTCACCAGCACCTATTGCAGAGCCTCTAACAGCTTCTCTTTTTGTAACCATAGCAGCTATCTGACCTTTAGATAAAGTTTTTCCTGCTGCTTCTGCTGTCTTAGCTGCTGCTTTAACAGCCTTAACAGTGTTACTAAAAGGTATAAGGTTTATTAAGCCAGCAGTAATAGCACGACCATAAGAAAAATCTTCTCTGCCTTCTATTTCTTGGGCAGCAGCAGACCCTGCATAACCAGAAGCAAATGCAATGGGTATATAACCAACAACACTAGCAGCACCAGCAGCTTGACCACTAGCAGCAATAGCTATTTCAGCAGTTAAGCCTTTTACTATATCACTTACTTCTGGACTACCATCATCTGTTATTGGTTCTTCTTGTGTTGATTGTTGTTGTACTTGTTCTGTACCCCTTTTATCAGCTAAAGCCTTTAAAACTTCTTCTTCAGTTGGGTCTATAGAAACATTAATTTCAACGACTTTATTAGTTACTGGATCTCTATATCTTGATAGTGGCATAAAATATTATTCTCCAAAACTTATTTCATCTTTCTTTTTAGTTAGTATGTTAAACAAACCAGCACGATTACTTGCACTTTGTTCAGCAGGAGAAAGTTGACGATTTTTTAACTCACCAGTTTTTAAATCATAAGGTTCGTTTGCAATACTTTCTTGCATAGGATTATATGTATCAGCAGTTAAATCCCTACCAGATTCAAATGCTTGCTCATCACGCAATTCATTCGTTTTATATACTTCATCTTGAAGTAACATATTTCTTCTTTCTAATTCGTTTGAAAAAAGTGCCATATCGTTTGTTGAAATCCTATCGTCTTCTACTCGTAATTGTAAAGCCTGAATTTGTTTATCTAAAGGAATTGGTTTACCATCTGGATCAGTAGTTCCAAAATTACCAATAGAAATTATTTTATTATAATCATTCTGAGCTGTCCTAATAGCAGATTCTTTTTCAAATTTTGGAGCTAACTCTCTTAATAACTCTGCTGTTTCTGGATCTTTAAATTTAGATGAAAGGTATTCTGTTTTTAACTCTTGGTATGCTTGTCGTTGTTTTTTAAATCCTTTTCTATCGTTTAACGAATCTTCTCCACCAAACATTTTCTTTAAAGCAAAGTTTGCTCCAAGATTACCAATAGAAAAAGCAGCTTTTCTTCTAGCTTCTACAGATGGGTCTTGGTCTTTAATTGAAGCTAGTCCAGCTTGAAACAAACCTAGTTTTTGTTTTGTTGCAGCATCAATTTTTTCAGCACCAGAAACAGTAAGTGTAGAACCTGATCCTCTAACATCTTCAATCAGTTCTTGTAATTTTTTTGTAGCGTCTGTAGCCATTATTTAATCCTCGAATAATCTACTTGTAAATAACCATCTGCGTGCATACTAACTGCTTCTGGGAACACTTCCATTGCCTCTTGAGCTATTACACCAAGAGTAGGTTGATTACCAACAAGATGTTTAAACTCTTCTTTCCAATCCCAAACATAAGTAGCTAAGCCACTAGGAAGTTGACCAACTTTTTGAATATTAGTTTTAAGTTTTTTATCACTTGCTTTAGCTCCATAGTAAGTAGCAGCCGCTTGTGCAGCACCACTTAATAAGTCACCAAACATTCCACCACCAGAGGTTTCTTTTCTTCCAGCTTGTGCTAAAGCAGCACCACCACTTGCAGAAGATGCTTGAGCAGCAGACCTAGCTTGTTCAATGCTGAGTCCTTGATTAACAAGACCCTGTTCAAATTCAGTAACAGTGCCAGCAGTACCAAGACCAGTTTGAAGCCCACCAAGTAAATTACTAAGTTGTTGTTGTCTTGTAGCTAGGTTAGTTGTGTAACCACCAAGAGCTTGTTCATAGGCTTGTGATTGTTCAGCTTGTGCTTGTGTTCTAGCACTAGAACTTAATTCAGCTAAAGCCCTAGACTGTGCTAAACCTAATCCATAAGCATCTGGTTGTACCATACCAGTGCCAGCACCTGCTGCTTCGCCTGATAGTTGTAATCCTAATCTACCACTACCAAACAAATCAGATTGTAGTTGTTGTCTTTGTTGTTCAAACTCAGGTTGAAGTAATGAAGACTGTGTTCTAAATATATCTCTTGCTCTTTGTTCACCATCATCAACACCACTAAACATTGGTATTGCTTCTTGTGCTTGACCAAGATAACCTTGTAAAAAAGGTTGAGTTGCACCTAATGCAGTTTGTTGCAAAG